TTCCGTATTATGACTACCCTAAAGATTCTTTAGTTGAAGTTTACGCAGCCGGTACAGGTTGTATGTTGATTCATCGAAGCGTCCTTGAAAAACTTCGTGAACTTGGAGCAGAGATTTCTGGAAAAGATTGGGCTTGGTTTCAAGATGGACCTATTGAAGCTGGTAAGTGGTTGTCAGAGGATTTACTGTTCTGCGACAGAGTTCAGCGAGCAGGAATTAAAATACACGCTCATACCGGAGCAGTAATGCCTCACCACAAATCTATGTGGGTTACTGAATCGCATTACGACGATTGGCTAAAGAAGCAAGACCTTACTTAGCAAAAACGAATTTTTCAGGCCTCATTGGAGATTAAGAGGACGGAGCGCCGAAAGAATCTTTTTAAGAGGGATTGAGGCTATGTGGGAAGAAGAGTCTAGGGCTCCAAAACTAACAAGGACTTTGTCGTTGTAGGTTGATAGTCCACCTGCGAATTCAACGCTTTTGTTTATGAAGTTAAACATATCTGTGGTCTTTAGGATTTGACCTTGTTCGTTGTACTGCATAAATCTATGAACATAGCGACGACGAAATAGTGGCTCTTGGCTTAAGTTAGCAAACCTAATGTATTCAGCAGAAACGCACTGATGAATAATGCCAAGCATAGTTCCGTTTTCAAGACCTATAAGTTGTCCGCCACCTCTTACCCTGCTTGGAGTTGGTCCACCTACATTAGTAAGTTCTCTATTTTCAATGTTGTAAGTTTGTCCTGGATTATAAATATAATCAAAAGCAATATCTTTTTCGTTGTAGAGACTTGTTCTATGAACTGGCATCCAGTTTTTTTCAACTGTGTCAATATCTATAGGAGAATTAAACAATTCAATTTCTCCCCCTTTTGGATTTCCTGAGGACATATCTAAGGGTAGGTTGCAGATTCTAGCTACTGGAATCTTTCCACTTTCCCAGATAGTTGCAGAAATTCTTAGAGTCTTTCCGTCGTGATATAAACGACCATCTTCAATTCCTCGGAAAAGTTCTACCGGGAAGGTTTCATAAGACTCTGTTAAATCCACTTCTTTAATCTTGCTTAAAGTTAGTGTCGATGGGTTTAAGGTTCCAATAAACATTCTGTTTCGGAACTTTCCTTCGCTACCTAAAACAGAATTAATGTAAGACTGTTGATACCACTCACCAGGGGTTTCATAAGAGTCTTGGGTGGTTAACTCTTCACCTAATTCTGGCTGCCACTCTAATCGATGGTCGCGTAGCCATCCATTAGAGGAGCGTAGAAGAACAAGATAACCGTGATCCTCGGTGTAGCAGATGGAAGGATTGTAAGCAGTCCACTCCGGCTCTTCACAGAAACGCGCGATTTGTTTTATCTTTGCACCAAATAAGTCAGATGCGTTTGGTACACTCTCAGGGATTGACATAGAAATAGAGTAGCACAACGCTCGATTTGATTATGTCACTACTCTATGATAAGGTTACAGCGTGTCTTATAAAAAATCATTTAAGGGAGCGAAGGCTGTTCCAGATAGTTGGAAAGTTTCGTATGAGTTACAAGTTAATGGCCGAAAAGTTTTGCCTGAAACAGAGCTATCTATAGCTGGAGAAGCTGGTAGATTTAGATTTATTCGTCACGTTAAGACAGACACCTCGGAGTGGATTGATGTTGTCGGTGGTAGAAAAGGTTGGACCATGTGGCGATCCTTTGATCAGGAAAGAATTAGAACTGTACACTGGAAAAACAAGACCGCTAAAAATATAATAAAAGAGCGCAAGGAAGAAAAGAGTAAAAATGACGAGTAAAGCTCTTGTTGAAGTTGCTCTCTCTCAGGTGGGGTTTGTGCCTAAGGATTACAGAGATACTGGGTATGGGGCTTGGTATGGACTAAACAACAACCCTTACTCAGCGATATTTGTTTCTTGGTGCTTTAAAAAGATTGGTCGCAGTGACTTAATTCAGATAACCAGCGACAAAGGATTCGCTTCTCCGCAGATTGGTTTTGACTGGTTTCACGCTAAGGAAATGATTGTAGATACAGAGCGTGCCAAGCCAGGGGATTTAGTTTTCTTTTCAACTACTGGTGCCACCATTGACCACGTTGGGATTGTTTCAGATGTTTATAAGTATGGAATACTCTCGCACACATTTGCCCTAGAAACTGTAGAAGCAGATATGTGCGGAGAGTTTGATTCCGTACACGGTATTCACAAGCGAGTTAGAGTTCTAAAGAACAATAAATCAATTGTTGGTGTTGCAAGAATTAAATGGGATTTGGTTACGGAATCCACATCTTAAATTCACGAGTAACAATCACCATATCTGCTGCACCTGCGTGGTAAACCTCGAGACCAACTGGCTGACCTTTGTTAGCCTTAAAGAACCAAGTACCAGAGTGAATATTATCTAGCTCTAGATCAAGCATTCGCTGGCCGGTAAAGTCTGCGTCTGGGGTTCCAATATCGCGAGTGAAGCGAATTTTCATATCTTTTGCTCCGCCAAGTTCTTTTACGTTAATATAAAAAGCCCAGTTAGCGTGACCCGTGTTCTTTGGAACGATTGAGTCTTGTGCACCGAAGTCAAGTTGAGTCCAAGTCTTTGGACGAATTGTTTGTGGAGAAGGCTTAATCTTTGGGTCGCCAGCTTTCCACGATACGTATTCAATAGCCACTTTAAATCCTTTGTGTAGGTGGACTTTAAGTGTATCAACCAGTTGGTGGAATTAGCAACGCCTCTATGCTTTGTCCTGGCTGCCAATACTTAAACTGCCTAGAATCAGACTTACAACCCTTACCACCCATAATCTTGTATTGAACGGTCATTGGGTAGGTACTTTCTGTCTCCCAAACAAAAGACCCTTGCCAAGACTTTTTAGGTTTTTTACCGTTAAGCATCCAAGTGTTGGTGCCGGTGGTGTTTATTTTTCCATTTGGTAGATGACGAGCCAGACGCATTTTTATATATTTAGGAGCCTTTTTGCAGGATACGTGTAGTTGAGCAAGCCACACTGTTCGCTCCCCATTTAGAGTAAAAGCATTATTTCCGTTAAACGGAACATCTCTCCATTTACCAATCTTTAACGCTACGGTGTCGGTGCTTTTCTTTATTCCGTCAGTTGGGTTAGCCCGTGTTGGAGAACTTAAAGAAAAGGATAAAACAAAAACAATAAAAACAATTAAAAACTTTTTCAAAATCCTGCCTGTACTTCCAGTTACAAACAGGCACAATAACTAAATTATGCCAAAAACATTACATAGTTATTTTATCAAGAGCTGTAGTCGTCACTACCTTCATTTGGCAGCGATGCAAAGATTTCTTGGCAAGTAGGGCAAACGCTAAAACCCTTGGGATCTCTGGACGGAATCCACACTTTTCCACACAGAGCCATAATTGGAGCGCCGTAAATAAGTGCGTAAGTTACTTCGTCTTTATCCGCATAATGAGCAAATTTGTCGTGATCCCCATTAGACGTGTCTACTCTAGTTTCGGTTAATGTATCCAGTTGGATACCTGAGCCAGTTAAAGGTTTCAAAAGTTTTGTCCTAACACTATTGGCATATATCTATAAGGGAATCTTTTACACATATCCTCATATATAATACCATCTGCTTCTTCTTCAGTAGAGTGCCAGAATCCAACTTCTCTCCAAATGTCTTTATGGGCTACTAGTTGCATTGCATCAATATGTTGACGTGTTGGAGGAATCCCTGTTAAAGGATTGTCTACAGCTTCTAGGTGTTGAGTAGGGGGGTAGATTTTCCAATGATAAATTTGGAATATTACTATCTTTTCTTCTATTCTGTTTAAAGCATTATTAATTTTTTGAAAGGCTTCTGGAAAGAACTCGTTATCAATATTGTGTTGAATAAAGTAGTCGCCAAGGTTATGTTCATATGCAAAACGCATAGCGTAGTCAGCAGAAGCATGGCCCCACACACCGTTGCGCTTTGAGGTGTGAAGTACGTATGGTTGTATACCTAACTCTTCAAAGTAAATGCCTTCTTGTTCATAGGTTTTTTCCTTTGGACCGTCATGACAAATAAGAACATTAAAGTCTTTGAAAGTTTGATTACCTAAGGAGGCTAGACCTCTACGAATACTTGTAGAAGTTATATCGTTTGGGTTGTGTTCTCGGGGGACATGGTGTTCGTAGTCCCTAGAAATAACACAGAAGCGAGTCACTACACACCGAACTCTCTTTTACGTTCGTTTGCGTAAAAACCTGGAACGCGAAAAACGGTAGGGGTTGCTTCAAAGATACGCTTCAAATCAGCACCACACTCAGGACACTTAGTAACCTTTTGTTCTTCTGTAATACTGCGTGTTTCTGTGTAAATGTGTTCGTTTTCTTGGCATTGGTAGTCATAGCTAGGCATAAAAGTATTCTAACACCTAGTCATCGTAAATTACATAAGAAACAGTTTCCTCTAAATACTTAGCATCTAGGCTTTTTTGAATCTGCATCTTATGTCTCGCCGTTGCTTCGGCAGCTTCCTTTGTTGGGAACGCTACACCTTTTAGTCCGCAACGGACTTTAGTCCATTCGTTAAGACCTGTTCTGCGCTGTACAGATGCTTTATAGCCTCGGTCCTCTACTAAGCGTGTTATTACTGCTCGGTATTGATATTCTTCTACCAGCATTTCTTGTTCTTTTTTAGGTTTTTTAAGCATGTTATTTGTCCTTATTGTTTTCTGTAATTAGTTTGATTTCGCAAGCATCGGTGGTGCAGTAAGCCTCGCCAATAGCATCTGCTGCCATACCTGCATATACGCCGGAGAAGTCGATAGGGAATAGTTTCATTTCGCCTTCTTCTTTGTATTCCTCTTCAGTAATCTGCGTGTAAGGCATTTGAGGGTAGGTAAAGTTACCAGACGGTAGAAATGAAACAGTCTTTAATTGACCGTCGTACATATGCAATACAGTTCCAACATGCTTTGCTTCAGTTTCTGGATCAAAAGAAACAGTTACGGATACCGAGTTATCTGACCAATAACGCTGTGCAGTTGCAGCAAGTGACATTTTCTCAAAGATTGTTACGTCACGCTCTGCACGCTCTGCATCAGACTTGATTGGGAAAAACACTACTGAGGTGGTGTCTGGGGACTCTGAAGCTGGTTCGACTCTGTAGTTTGCCATTTTGAAAAGTGGGAGCATAGGGTCAGAATTTGCAAAGCGTATTGCTCGGTTGAAATACTTTCCACCTGGTGTCCAGTGAACGCCGGGCGATTCACCAGCAAGGATTGATACCGTTCCTGAAGGCTTAACGGTTGTGGTTTTGATTGACTCACGGATACCTAACCATTCTGAGTAAATAATGTCGTACTTTTTAACGTTCTCATATCCGGAGTTCATCCAATCGCGCAGGATTGGTAGACCATTGATGTCAGTGAAGTTAGCAACACCTGACATAGATAAACCAATACGACGGTTGCGTTGCATAATTGCGTTTGTTTCTTCCCAGTGAGTTGGAAGAAGCGTTACAGTCTTTGCGTAAAGATATGCAAACTTTAACGTACGGTTGTAGTCCTCGATTGAATCGTGACGATTTAGGTATGTCTCAACCAAGGTACACATTTCAAATGATTCTAGGCTCTGCTCTGCGCAGGGATTGTATCCAGCGATGCGATGATCTTTGTTGTTGATTGGATCTGCAAGACGACCATACTTCTTTGATACGTCCATCCAGATAACACCTGGTTCACCATTGCGAGCAATACCGTCAACGATTGGTTCAAAGTCTGTACCAACTTCAACAGCTACAGAGTTATTAGACATCCAACCCCAGCCAGGAGCGCTTGGATCGTATGAGTTTCGTTCTGGGAATACATCAGCGTTTTTAAGATTAAGGAAATCAGAATCATCAATGGAGCCAATAAGAAGTTCAGCAGAACGACGAACGTTACCGCTAACAACACAAACACCAATGAGGTTACCGATATCAGCAATATCTTTTTTAGTAACGAGTTCACCAGCGCGTCCTTTAAATAGTTTATGGATGTAGTTGTGCAAACGCTCTAGTGGTTCGTGTCCTGCTGCGGTTCCACCAAATGTTGAAATTGGCGCACCTGCAGGGCGGATTTCTGAGTAATCAAACTCTAGGCAGTTATGGTCAGATTTTAAGTATGAGTTGATTAGTTCAACAGTTGATTCAACCCATCCTTCGCGAGTATCTGGAATTACTACTGTTGTGCATTCATTCTTTGGTTCGTAGATAGTGAATTCTTTTTCAGCACCTTTGTCATCAAAACCAACACCAACGCCAAGCATTGATGCTTCCATAAGAAAACCAAATGGTTTTGCTGGGTTTAGTTTTGTCATTTCAAGAGTGGAGACAAAAGCGCAGTTCTGAAGTGCTGCTGAGTTCTTTTGTACATTAACAATAGGAGTTCCCATAACCCAAAGCCCACGACCAGGTGGAGTCCACTTTAGGTTGAACAAACGATCAAAAGCTTCCTTTGCAGAAGCCTGAGCCTTAGCATCTGACCAAGGTAGGCGGTTGGTTTTGCAGTGCTCTTTCTGAAGTGAGTACATACCTTCAATTACGCGCTGGCAAACATCTACCCAAGTTTCCTTAGTGCCATCTTCTTTCTTACGTGAGTAAGTACGTAGGAAAGTAATCTCGCCTACGGAGTTGCCACCGGCATCCCTAAAACCAAATGGTGCTTTCTTGTCGCGGTAGGAAGCAAGAAACTCTTCATTTAGACGGAATGAAAAAGTGATGGCGGACATAGGTGTACCCCTTTTAGGTTTGTTGTATTTGATGTGTCTTGAGAATACTAGCAGTATTAAAACAGGGGTGTTTGGTTGGGGTGATAAATACTCCCCGTATTTTTATCCTTAAACCCATTGATTGCGCTTAGTACAACTTCAGCACTTGCTTCAACACCAAGAATAAACTGTTCAGAATCTCCACGTGTTGCAGCGTCAACCCGAATAGTTCTTAATCTTGCCAAAATTTCAAACAGTTTTTCAACCTCATCGTGGCGGTCATTTCGTCGATATTCGTAGTCGCACATATTAAAAATCTCCTGGAGCGACTTGCATACAAGTAAGACCTAGTTCGCGCCACATCTCTACGACTTGCGGACGATCATCAAAAACACAAAGCACATCGTGATAATCAGCAATTTTTTCTTCATAGATTTCTTTCTTTACTATAGCGTCTTTGCGAAAGTCATTGTGTTTACGCATATAGAGGTTTATGTATGGGGGAGCAAATAGTCGAAGCCATTCGCGAGTTCCCTCTTCACCTAAAGAATCTCTAGCTGTGATGTAGATGATTTTATACCCTTTTTCCCATAGGCAACGGACTACTTCTA